CTTTATTCCCAGAAGTTAAAGCATTAAAATCAGCAACCGTAATACCACCCTTATAATCAATAACTTTTGCTACAAGATCAGATAGTAGATCCCATTTTAAAATATTTGCTTCAAATGAACCACTCTGGGAACCATCAGTATTACAAACATAAATCTTCCCACCATCAATGCACCAATCATCTTTATTCCATGTTTTTACATTCCAAGGAGAAGAGTAGGCAATGCGTTCTCTTGTAAAAGCCCACCTATCAACAGCTCTCCAAGGTTGTGTCCCTAACTCATTTGTTTTAATAGAAAAAGAAGAAGAACTTGTTAATTCTCCGTAAACTGTTTTACTTGGTACATAACCAAGCAATCCTGGAACATCAATTTGAATTTCGCTGTCAGCAATCCACTCAGTAGATGGAATTGTTTTTTGAAAATATAGAACACCTGTATTATCAGTTCCAACATAAAAACGAATAATTATATTATCTTCAGCAGGTGTTGAGCCAGTTTGATAATATACTTTAGAAATTAATTGATTTTCAGTAGGTGCTACAGTATAACCAAATGAAGTTCCAGAGAAAGTATCAGTATTGTCGGATTGAGTAATAGTTCTAAGTTCTTTTGTTGCCAATAATGGCACTTCTGGTTCTATACTGCCTGAATCATTAAAATGCGAATGAATTACCAATGTTTTAGAATCATCTGATACAGACCTTACCATTAAAATATGTCCTGCAGCAGAAATACGTAAATCGCGACCAATATAAAGAGAATCACCACTTATACGAAGATCAGAATCATTCCATACACCATTTTCACGTTTTTCAATTACTGGAATACCATTTTCCTCAATAATCCTAATGCCACCATCTGTATTAGCATCACCTTTTATATATGTAGTCCCGGAAGGATTGTTGGAAATCGTACTTCCCTTATTATTACTACTTATAGGCATATTGTTAACTCACCTCTACTTTCTTTTAGAAATATAATCCATACCATTTTAAATTTTGACCCAAGTTTCCTAATACTTTTATTTGTTGAATATTACAATAGTCGATAGTGGTAGAGTTTCCAGCAGCTATGCATACACAATATTCTGATGGTAAAATCTGAATAAATAAATCTGTTGCGTCTGCTTCAATTGTTAATGAGTTGAGATGATTTAAATTCCCATTTGTGTCTGCAAATGTTATGATTTGATTATTTGCTGTTGTCGTATAAAATTCTACTAAATTATCTTTATGGATTGAGCTGATAAATCCTGAGTGTGCGAGATTCCCTACTGGCATAGTTATCATTCCTTTCTTTTTTATTTTAGTTGGTAATTAGTAAAAAATAAGGAGAAGAAGACAATTTGATTTTGTCTGTCTTCTCCTTATTTTGATGTTTGGATTGGGGGGGTTGGTTTTGGAATAATTATAGGATTGTACATTTCCTATAATTTTATTATATAAGAAACTACAATCTCTAATTATAGTTTCTTATAATTAATTATTTATAAATTGGATATGCTTTAAAATCTGATTTTTCAATTTCAGATTCATACTGAATTTTAATATAGTCATTAACTTTTTTACCTATATCTAAATCAAAAGAAATGCCATAACCTTTAAAATCAACAGCAAAAGAATTTTGTTTTATCCATATTACTTTACAATTTTCTTCTTTAATTTCTTGCTTAAATACGATTATTTCTTCTTTTTTGTCATTTTCTGTATTTTTATCAATGCTTTCTTCTTTTATTACTTTTGACATATATCCACCTCTTGATTATTTTTGCATCTTACATAACTGCTTAACATTTTAAAGCGTCTATCTTGTACGCAAAATCTCACAAACCCACATGATAAATTGTCTATGGAGCATTTAAAAAATGCTTCTAAACTATTTTGAAAAAGAATTCCTTTTTGGCATAAATCAGAATTTCTCACTATTAATTACTCTCCTATATGGTTATTTGACAAAAGGAAAATATTGAGTAAATATATTTTCCTTTTGTGTTATTATATTTTAGCTTGCTGTTGCTGTAACTTGGGCAGTTATGGTATTTTTATTTGTAATAGACACATTAATAATTGAAGCTCCAGCCTGAATTCTTGTTAAAAGTCCAGTATGAAGACCTGCTGTAATATTTGCAGGAGTTCCACTAGTAAAAGTGAGATCACCAACAGGAGCGACAAATGCAGAGTCTCCATTAGTAGGAACAGCATATACTTTTAAAGTAAGAGTTGGACTTCCTGCAGACAAAGCAACAGTATCATCTGCTACGGCTAAAAATCCTACATTATCATACCAATTATTAGCATCAATCACTTCAGCAATTGTAGCATAATAACCTGAACCGTTACATCCTCCAGTTCCAGCAAAACTTAATGCCATCCCTTCTAATGGTGTTTGGGCAACTCCAGATGCAGTCATTGAAATAGATTGACTTCCTGCTATCTGGAATCTTGGAACCTCTACTTGTACTTTTCCAATAATACTAGAACCTGCAGCACTTGATTCATCAGAACTTGCTAATTGTGTATCGATTACCAATCTTACAACAGAAGGCAAGAAGTTGGAATTTACAGTAACATATCTAGCAGCAGAATCAAGAGTGAAATACTGAACACATACGATATCGTTTTCTAATCCACCAACCAAAGTAAAATCTTTTGTGCTAAAAGTAACTTTTGTCGTAGTTCCTGCTGCATTTGTAACATATCCATAGACATCTGCTCCACTAACATCTGGTGTTAAAATTGGAGTTCCTACTACTGTTCCTGCTCCGTCTACGCCCAATGTAACATTTTCTTCAGTCCATACATTTTTACCAGTAAGAATAGAAGAACCAACATTTTGTCCAATCATATTTAGAGAGAATTGTGTTTCTGTAAGTTTCGCGCTAAACCTACCGCTATGATAATAAATATACTGAAGCGCATTTCCTTGCCCAGCGGAAATTTCTTCACTTGCGGTTGTAATATCAATTGAATCATCCAAAATTGTGCGACTGCGGAATAAAATGTCTCCTGTTGAAATATTGAAAGCAGTAACCGAACCTACTCCAACGAGAAATTTCTTTGCCATGTTATATCTCCTCCTTTATAATGTAAATTATTTTTGAGCATTGCCTTTGCCGTTTACTTTATTTCTGAACTCTTCAAAATCAACCTTCACATCAGCATATTTATCGTCAACTGATAAATCGCTCATCCAATGGTCAATTCCTTGTTCAAATTTTACAAAACCACTCATAGAAGCAGTTTTATAAATTTCATAATGTAATTTATAATCAACTCTTTGAAGTATCTTAGAAAATTTTCTAATTGTTAAATTATAAATATCATCCATACTTAAAGAAGTGCTTATTAAAACACAAATAAGTTGATCTTCCAAAGAAGCCATTTTCTTTTTGTTTTTATTTACAAATTCTTGTGCCTCTTTTAATGCTTTTTCCATTTTAGGATCTATATAGGTATTATCATAATCTGGAATATTTTGATAAATAATTATATTTTTAATTTTATCAAAATCTGTTTTATCAATAATGTTTTCCTTTAATATAGTTTTTTCTTTATCATTTTCTGAATAACTAAATTTGATATTTAATTTGAGATTAATCTTATTATTTTCATCTTTTATGTACATGATATTTTCTTTTTCTATCCCCAAACTTAGACTAATAATTTCAGTCAACATTTGAGCATAAACATTCCCATTTTGATCATTTTCAATTAAATAAAATAAAAAATCCAAATAACTCATGCTGATTACTTTAGGATCTGGTATTTTATTCTTTTCTATTAATAAGCAATTTGCTATCATATGAAAATTTAGATATTCTTGCATTCTAACAGGATAAATTAATATTGGCAGATTCTCATATTCTTTTACAAGTTTAGATATTATTAATTCTGTACTTTCATTTAAATCTTCTAATCCAATTTTATTAAATTCATTCTCAATTTCTTGTTTTCTAATTAAAGATTTCTGTGTTAAATATGGTACTGGTTTATCGTATATAAAGCATTGTTCATATTGTGATATATCCATATTTTACACAGACCTCGTACTTAAATAAAAGAAATAACCAGAAAAACTAGAATTCCAATTTGCAACCTTAATTGATGACTTCAATTGTAAAACACCTATGCCACCTAAATCTTGACCATTAAAATCTTTTAATATTTCATTAACCATGACTAGAGGTTTAATGTAATTGTCATCTAAATCCCATCTTGAATTATGAATTACAATTTGAAAACAAATATCTACATTTGTTAAATATATATTATTTGGTTCAAATATAGGAATAAAGAATCTAATTTCTGTACGAGGATCAGAAACAACTGAATCATAAAATGGCATCTTGAAAAGTTTTTGCTGATTTACAGGATCAGACCCTTTACCAACCATATCTATAATTTGTTCTATTGTAATTTCAGGTTGTGATAAAGCATCTGCTGAATCATACTGCAAACATTTCATTAGTGTTTTGTTCTCAATTATTTTATTTCCTATATTTGATAATAGATTTTGAATCCCATCTAATTTAATTAATTCATTATTTATTGACAAATTTATCACAACCCTTTAGAATTTTACTTAAAACAAACTCTTTACTTGAATAACCATTCCATCCTGACTAATAATTTCTTCATCTGTACTTTTACACCATAATTTTATACTTCCTAAATTATTTCCTTTAATTTCACAAGTATTATTAATTGCATTTTGAGATGTAATAGTTGCTAATGTAGTTGGTAAATTATCAATTCCTGTTAACCAGAAAAATGATTCTTTAACTATAGGTAAACCATTATTTTTGAATATTGCTAAAAATTCTTTAGTGTACGTTTTGATTATTGATGTGCTTCCACTAATTTCTACAGTATAATTATTTTGTTGTTCACTAACAATTTCAACACTAATATCATCCATTATGGTTAAGTCATTTGCAAGTTTACAGCTAAATACAACACCCCCAACATCTAAAATTGTTACAACGCCTGTACTAGAATTTATAGTTGCAATTGTAATATCGCTACTACTAAACACTAAACTAGGTATAATAGAAACAATTACCCCATCTATTTTTACTTGAGCGTTAATTGTTAATGGGTCATTTTCATTTACTTGTATTGAATCTCCATTTAGAATTTCTAAAGTAAATATAGGGATTGGTTGTGATACTTCGCTATATTTTAGTTTAAATATGAGCAAATTGGGTTTTGTGATATCATCTGGCAAAGTTATAACCTCGTATGAATGTAATCCTATTTTGAAGATGTTATTTGGTTTTATTTGTTGAGTTGTTGAATTTGAAGAAACAATCATGTATACTTGATTATCTACAGTTGTTATTACTTTATTTTCATCTTCTGATAGGAATAGTTTATCTGTGATTATACATGGAATGAGAATTGGGAGGGAGGTTGGTGTTGGATAAAAGGTGAATGTATTGTTACATCTTTGAATAAGACATGAATTTGTTGGTGTTTCAATTTTCCCTCCATCAGTACAAAACCAATATGAATCATTAAAATTATACAAATCACCTATTGATGTGATTATACTATTGTCTTTAAAAACAACCTTTCTATAATCATCGGTTCTGGATGTTACTAGTTTTAATTCATATGGCGTATTTAATCTTACAACCACATTTTCGTATATACCAGTAGAATTGTTCATTTTCTGAATTGTATAAATATTAGATGCGTTTTCGAATTGATCATCTACCATAGCTTGCAAATCATCCCAATATATTTCCTTTGGAGATGATGGAGCGATAGTTAAATAAGCATTATAATATTTAAGTGTTATGATCCATCATCTCCTTTACTGCAATTAGGCATAATTACCACTATTCCAAGATTCCCAATTAATATTTTTTAAACTATAAACTGTCGTTGTTTGATTTATCCGTTCAATTAAGATATTCTGAACATCAATTTTTGCTTTTAAATTATTAGCATTTGAATACATTTTAAAGTCCGTATCGCTCAAGAAATTCTGAAGCTGTGTTACATCTAGTATTTTAGTAGTCATCCATTCAATTACAGTTAAATCACTTAGAATAACTTTTTCAGATAATGTTAAAGTAGGTGTAAAAGTGCTTGTTACTAAATCTACATCCTCTAAATTCTGTTTGCATTCATAAAACTTAGGTATAGACTTAACCACATACCCACCCATCAATACTTTAAAATCATCTATAGAAATATTATATAATTGATCTAATTTATAATCTCTAAAACTAAGAACTGCCAAGTCTATTATCTCATCAAATGAAGTTCCAATTTAAATCACACCCTTTATCCCACCTGAATTTGCTTATATTCTTCAGCTATCTCGACAATACTCCTTGTATAAATTCTACTTAGGGCATCAACTTTATTTAAATCAATATCTTCTCCATTAGCTATTTTTCTTGCAATAATTGAAACAATCTGCTCTTTTTGCATCTCTGTAGAATTATTAAACAATTCAACCATTTCTTTACGATTATAATCTAAAAGTTTTTCAATAATTTCTTTAGATAATAGATTTTGATATATATCATATAAACCATGATTTGCAATTACATTATCGTCACAAATGTAGAATAATCCCATTTCTGCAAAACGATTTTGATAATGAAGAATGTCTGCTAAATCAGCATATATAATATTTTTTGTCTCACCAAATTTATCAAATTGATAAGGTTTCCCTTGCCCATATTGTGCTGTTGTTAAAACCAAAATGCCATCAGTAAGAGAAATAACTTTTATTCTTTTGCTTGAATGAATTTCTCCATATTCTTCTTTTGGTTGAGGTTTAAAAATAGGAACTTCAATTTCTTCTTTTGTCGTTGCTGTTTTATCTTCTTTAGATGCAATTAGAGATTTTACTAGATTTTTTAATTCATCTAATTCACTCTCTAAATCTTCATAAGATTTTTGATTCTGTTTTGTTTCCATAGTAACTTCTTTGGTTTGAGGAGTATTTTCTTTCTTTGGTCTTCCTGCCATATTTAATTTTCTTCCTTCCGTGTAAATAAATTTTTAAACAAATATCAAATAAAGAAGAGATGCAATTAAAATTAGAAATGCATCTCTATATTTATTTTACTAATATTTAAGGTAGTGTGATAAGTCCAGCTAAAGAATTTGTAGCAACAATTGTTGTCCAGTTCTTTTTAAGAGTAGTAGATTGAGTTAGGTTAGCATTATCATATACTCCACTTGTAACACTGGTTGTCGCTCCTTCTAGACACAATTTAATGATTTTTTGACTAGAAGGCGATAATACATAAACTCTAGTGTCATCAAGCAAGAGTTGGAAAGGATTTTTGAAATCTGCAACTTGTGGGATAACTAGGGCATCTGACCCAAAAATAGTTCTTGTATATCCCAATTTTACATAATCAGAATCAAGGGTGTAACGATAGTTGGTGTCTTGTGGTAAAATTTTTGAAAGAGCAATCTGTGTGCCAACAAAAATACTTTTTGCTCCCATATTATAAGTAGTAATCTTTTGTGCAAGATTTACAGCAGCATCTTGACTGTATCCAACTACTTTAGTTCCTGCAACACCAGTAGCAAGATTTGTCATAGCGGTATTAAATGCATTATAAGCATCTACAGTCATTTGAGTTTCGATGGATCTTACTGCTTTCATGGTAAATTCTGCAAGGTTTTCTTCTCCTGCAAGTACACGATACAAACTAACTTGAACTGTAATATCATGCTCTTCGGGAATAGCAGTAACCATTCCATCAAATTGTTTGTGAACTTCAGATGTTCTCTTACCTCTACCTGCTTTAGAAATTACAAACAAATCACGAGGTTTTACTCTAAAGCTAAAACTAGATGCCATTTCTCCTGTGATTACATCTGTGTATAATCCCATTGAATCAATCAATGTCTCAGGTAAGATCATATCAATCATCGCAGAAATTACAGAAAATGTTGCCCAATTAAATGTAGGATGAGAAGCCCATACTTCTGGTTTAAACTCACTCATATTTCCAAGACCAGATACGCGAGAAATTTCTCCTAACAATGCCTTGTGCATTTTTGCACCTTTTTCATCAAAAGAGATTGTATTGTCAAACTGAACCTTCGTATTTCCATTGATAGAACGATAATGATTAAAATAATCTCTGAAAGCCTCATAAACTTCTGTTTTTCCTTGTGAAAATGTCATTACACTAGCTGGAATTTTCATATTGTTAAATCCTCCTTATTATTTTTGATATTATGTAGTATTAATATTTATTATTTGTTTATTGATTAAGAATTTGCGCTCGAAGCCCAAGCAAGAGCATACTGACCATCTGCACCAACTGCAAAAGTATTAGAACCAATTGTTCCGGTAATACCAGGAGCAGTCATTGTAAGAATATCTCCAACCATTGGTTTGAAAGCAGACAACATATCTCCTGCAATATTTACAAAATTTCTAACATCAGGATCGATACCCTTAAACTTATTTGTTCCAGAAATAGTTACAACCACTTCAGGAGAATAAGCCATCCAAAGTCCAGTCGAATTATCTGCAACTTCAAATTGATAAGCAAGAGTACGTTGATTTCCAATGCTTCCATCAGCAATAGAGATATAGGTTGTTCCTACTAATTTGAGAGAGATTTTTAATCCACTTCCAGTAGCAGGTTGAGTTGCTGTCCACACTTCACCTTCACCTGCGGTAGTAGATTTTGTAGCCAAGTAAAAAATATGCCCATTGTCAAGATTAGCAGCACACACTGCGCTTCTATTTAGTGAATCAACATTTGTAGCTTGTACGCTATTTTGTATTAATACGGTATTTGCCATTGTTTATTACCTCCATTTTTTATTTTTTATTATTAAATTACTTCCATTTGGTTTATCCAATAATTAACTTCTTGAATTGCTCCACCAATAGCATTCATATCTGCCATTGCTTGTTCTATTTTTTGTTGAGTATCTTGCAATTGAGCATTAAGTAAATTTAAACGTTCATTTAACAATTCAATATCCAACCAAATTCACTCCTATTATGCTACTACTGCATATTGCCATTTTGAGCCATCAGACATAAACAATTTACCTACTCCAGTTGCGTGTGTAGTAAATCCAAGAGATCCAGCAGGAGCAGTTGTAGTTGTTGAATTAACCGTAATGGCTGTTGCTAAAGATACAAGATATGCTCCATTACTAAATTTAACATCTGCAGTAGGCACTGTTCCATCAGAACCAATTTCAATACCTAATACTGTTGTTGCAGTTCCCTCATTTATAACTTCGACAAATAAACCCTTAACTACACCTACTGTTGCATCTGCATAATTTTTTGCTTTAATATAGGCTCCTTGAATTGTATTAGCACCTGTATTAACGAGTTTGTTAATAACCCTAAAATCTGCACCTGTGTCAGTTTGTGTACCAGTTGCAATAGAAGTTCTACCAAAACATGCCATAACTCCAGTTGTCGGTTTTGCAGGATCACCAAAACCATAAGCAGTTGTTCCTGTAATATCACCAATTGCAAATAATTTATGGTAATTAACCCCTACAGTTGTTGCTGATGCCATTGGTGCAAAATGTGCTTTTGTTAATGTTGTTCCTGATAAACTATTCGGAGTCATTACCTGAAATCCTTGAATAAGAGTACCTAATTGAGCATTTTGTGCTGCTCTATTCATTTTGTTAATTTGAGTAACATTTAGATCACTAATTGCCATTATTTATTTACCTCCTTTACTTAAAATTAAATTTTGTCCCAAAGACTTTTAGATTCTGTCTTATTATTTTCATTTGCAAAAGGTAATCCAACTTTCATAATTCCATCATTATTGGTTTTCCATTTTGAAAAACTAAATGCTTCTGCCTTTACTTTATTTACCCAAATGTTGAGATTTTCTGAAGAGAAATTCTTAGCGTCTTCACGCAATTCTTCCATTTGCTCTTTTGGCATAGATTCCATAACTTCTGTAAGTGTATATTCAATTACAGACAACATTTCTTTTTCTTCAATATCTGATTTAAACTTTTTAAGTTGCTCATTTTCTGACATATAAATAGCCATTTGATCTTCAGAAGTAGACATTTTAGCAGTTATTTCAGACATTTGTACTTCTAGTGCAGAATATTTATTGTACATTTCTTCATACTTTTCAGACATATCTGTATATTTTGCTTGAAAATTATCTTCATCTTCTTTGAGAATAACTTCTTCTGCCATAGTTTCTTCAGTTTCTTCAAGTACAACCTCTTCAGCCATTTGTTCTTTGCTTTCTTCTGCTAATACTTTATCAGTTTCGGCTTGTTTATCAGCAAGTTCTGCTTGTGCTACTGCTTCCACGTTAGCATCTGCTCCCATTTCTTCTTGCTGTTCTGCTACCATCTCTTCAAATTTTTCAATTTCTTCTGTCGGCACTATATCTTCCTCCTCCTTCTTTACTTCTTCAAATTTTTCAATTTGTGGATTAATTATGTTTTCAGCCCATTCTAATGATTCAAACCCTCCTAAAAGATATTGAGCAGTTTCGGTTTTTGTCTTAGCTGAAAACTTTATTATGTTATGCAACAAATCTAAACTTACAAATTCATTATTTATTAATTGATTTGCAATACTTATATTTACAGCAGTAGCACCTTTGGGATTGTTTTGTTTAAGAAAAATTCCTTTTTCGGCATTTTGTTTGACAATGGATGGTATTTTAAAGTCATACATAAGATGCTCAATTTCTTCTTTGACCTTAGAAAACGATAAAACTTCTGCTCTAGCATTAGGAATTGCAGGTGTAGTTCCAATTAATGTAATTCCACTGAAACAAAATGATTCAATTGAGTTATTTTCACCAGACTCTATAATTACAATCTCCATGCTAAGATTTTGTATTTGATCTCTATCTAAAACAAAAGCGACATCTTTTGCATATCTACACCATATAATACCATCGGCACAAAGCCATCTTTTCCCTTCTTCATCTATTTCATAAAAGATATCATTATCACATAAAATTACGCCTACTGGAACTTCATCTAATTCATGCCCCATTAATTGCTGACTATAGCGATTATACATAGCTACAACTGGCTTTCCTATTAAAGTTGGTCTTGCATTTTCGATAGCTGTCCAAGGTATAGGTTTTTCATGTTGATTATCTCCTTCAGATACTATCCATAAACGAACTTTCATAAGTTCGCTATTTGATACTTCCATTAAATCAAATTTACTTATCGCAAATGATAACTTATTCATTTTTCACCTCCTCTCTCAAATGTATTGGCAAATTATCTAATGCCTCTTGAAGTTTTTTTGTTTTACTAAAATAAAAAAAACCTTCTTGATTGCTCAATAAAGGAATATTATTTTTTACCAAATAATCTTTAACTATTTTTGATTTTGTTTTGAAAGTGTTAGATATAGAAGTAGGATTTAAGATATACATTTATAAAACCACCACCTTAAATTAAATCCCATAAACAAGGACTTATATTGTTTATTTTTGTAAAAATTTCAATACTAAAAGATTTATTTTTAATTAGCTCTTTCCCAAACCAATCTGGAATAATAAAAGTATTCATAGATTCTTCTGTAGGAAATTCTACTTCAACAAGCTTATCTCCAGTGTCAATAAAATTATCAATCTCTGCTATTAATCCATTATCTAAATTAACTAATGTACGTTCTTTTACAACTGGTTTTTTATTAATTACTTCAAAAATACGATTATATCTTTCTTCACTAATACGATGCTCTAATTCTTCTCTAGTATTATCTTTCAATTGATATTTAACTGTATGATAATATGTATCTTGATTTTCAGAATTAGTAATCTTACGGACACGAACATCAGGAGAAAAGTTAGCATATGTTTGAGTAATTTTAAATATATCCTTGATTTGAGAAGATGGAGGATCTGATTTTAATTTCCAACGCTTTTCACGTTCAATCATTATATTTTACCAGTTCCTTTTTCAATATTTGAACCATTCTGTCGAGTTATCTCTGCACTGTCAGATATTTCTTTCCCTGATTTTTCGGAAGTTGGCCTTCCGTTTTCATTATCTTTACCACTCATCTGGGATGCCATCACAATAGGGGTTAGACTATCTACAAATCCTTTTGCCTTTGCCATTGCTAATTCTCTTTCAAAATCAAAGGGATTCTTGCCTAATGCTGCTGCAAAACTCTGTGGCAATACCATACCGAGTTGTGCTAAAGCATTTGCATTATCTAATCTTTCTTTTCTGCTTGCTGGCATTTGTGTACCTTCGAAATGAATCTGAAATTTATATTTCTTAGTTTTCTTATTTATAAAATAATTCATAAAATCTTCAAAATATGGATACATAAAAGTAACTACTTGTTCGTCAATAGATAAACTATTACGACTTTCTTCTGCATTGGTTCTATCAGTGGTGTATAATAATCTAGAGTTGTTTCCGCTACTAGCAACTGCTACTTTATTATATTGATCTAATATATTGGTAGCAGAACCACTAAACTCAAATGATTTAATATCCTCAAAAGGAGCAATAGCAAAATTAATTTCTTTCGCTAAACCTTGTCTGACTAAAGATGCAAATTTACCTGCTGTTTCAGGAGATAATTGAAGGGCATCTTTTACAGACCCACTTTTTGTATCTTTATTGAATCCAATTAAACCAATTAAAACTTTACTTGCTTCAATAATATATTTTGATGTTTGTAATTTTCTAATCATTGGTCTAATTACTAATTCTGAAAAAAGAGGTGCAAAGAAAGGAACATTGGTTACCAATTCAGGGTTGAATTTAAAACACCAAAATCCATCAACTGGACTAGTTTGTTTCCAATAAATATATGAAGAATTACGTTTATCAATTGGGTTGTGAGGAATATATTTATTACTAGTGTTTTTTAACATTCCTATATATTGTTTTTGCATCGATTTTGGATACATTTGAA